CTCCAACTACCTATCCTCCACCCCAGCTTTCAAGATCCCCCGCCGCCCCTTCAGGCAGCGCAAAGAAAAAACTACCAGACCAACACAAGACTGTCAAGGGGGGCCGTGGGGGTAGGCCTCTGGTATCTTGACGGAAAGGCTTCCCCTCGTTAAGCTAATTTTTGCGTGCGGGGGCGATTAGCTCAGCTGGTCAGAGCGCACGCCTGATAAGCGTGAGGTCGGTGGTTCAAGTCCACCATCGCCCACCACGATGAGAAAGGCAAATCCCCGGGGTCACCAAGGCCCCGGGGAGCGCCTTTTGACACCTACACGACACCTAATAGCCCGTTGTTAGGTGGTAGACCAAATAACCCATAGCCCCGCCCAAAAGGGCGGCCATGACCCCTGCCCACCACGGATGCCTTCGGGCCCACGCCAGAAACTGCCCCGAGATGGTGAGCCCAGTGCGGCGCACGGCCCACAGCTCCACGATCCCAAGCCAAAGGATCAGGCCGCCTAGGAAGAGCAGCCACCACCAGAGGCCCGCCAACGCAAAGGCGACAGCCAGTGTCGCAAACATGAGCAGGATGCCCCAAGGAAGCTCCCTCATACCTTCAGCTCCGTGTAGAGGTTGGCCCGGTCGATGATGGCGCACGCGTACTTCGGGTTTCGCTTGCCCTGGCGGAAGGCGGTGGGCCCCACGTTGTAGGCCTGGAGGAGCTCGTACCACGAGGCTCCAGGGAACTGCCCCCTAAGCCACTCCAGATAGGCCAAGCCCGCCCCTACCGCGTACCAGATGCGCCCGGTCATGTCCATACCGAGGAGCTTCTGCGGGTCCTGGTTCACCTGGCAGAACGCTGCGGGCTTCACCTGCAGGGGGCCGATCTCGGTCCCCTTCGCCGAGGTGCAGCGCCCCTTGACCAGGGCGGCACGTATGCGCTCGCTCTCCAGGTACAGGTTGAAGCGGCTCTCCCGCCAGGCCAAGGCGGTGGCGATGTCCGGAGGAATGCCGTAGTTGATGGAACTGGCTAGAGCGGAGGCCAGCACCATGGTGCACGGAGTGCCCGATGCGGGGATGCACGTGCCCAAGGCGGGACGCACCTCGCGAATGCGCTCGTGGATACGGTAAATCAGCTCCTCATAGCTCTTGGAGAGGCCGCTACCCGGGGAGTACGGGCACGTGGCCGGAGTAGGGGAGGGGCTGGGCGACGATGCAGGCGCCGGGCGGGGCCGAAGGAGGAGGAAGGCGGCCAGGCCGCCCAACGCCACCACCCCCCAGCTAACCCCTCCGGTGCGCAACGTCTTCCACCCCCCTAGCCGTGCGGCGGATCCGCTTCATGCCCCGGTTCAAGGTCAACATCCCGCCGGCGTGGTACCAGACAAAGCCGTGGATGTCCCAGTAACGCGCCATGCCCCCTTTGGCCTCTGCTCCCGGGACGTGCCGTCCATGTTTGCGGGCCAACGGGAATAGCCCAACGTCCAAAACGGGCACCCCCTGATCCGGGGGTACAACCAGGTCTCGGATTGCCCATCCTTGCGGTATCATCACGGCCCCCAGGTAACGGTGAACTCTCCAATGGTCAGCTTGTACAGGTCGGTCTTGGTAAACTCCTGGCCGGGATCGAGCACAAAGCGGAAAGCGCCGCCCAACGGCGGCCCAAGCCCAATGGTGCGTATGGTACCATTGCCTTCGTTGCTGAGGAACGTAACCGGGTTCGTTTTCCTCTGCCGGGAGTTTGGGGTGTACCCCTTGACGCCAGACCATTTACTCGCGAGTGCACCGCCTAGTGACATTGTTGTGCTAGCATAAGAAGTCTCAAAGGCAACGGAGTGCAGATAGACGCCCTGGTAGGCCGAATTAGGGTTGCCTCCGCTGTTTATGACTCGGCCCGTCATGACAACTTCAACTACGACCAAATCCGGGAACAACCCACTACCCCACGCGCTGGATAGCGTCAAAACCGCAAGGCCGCTCCTTATTCCGATGCCGCTGATGTCTATGGACACCGGAACTGGAACTACTGGCGAAAGGGTGATTCGGGTTTTGTAGATAAGGCGAAGGCGCTGGTCGGAGGCAGGGGAAATCACAATCGGGTTGCCGTTCCCGTCCCGGAACAGCTCGCGGCTCATCAGGTTGCCCCCTGCGGTATCTACCGGGCTGAAACCCCACTCCGTCAGGTTCCGGTTGCCAACCTCCGTTTCCAAGAACTCCCGCACAACGGTTTGTTCGTAAACGCCGTCCGCAACCCTGGTATAGGAGAACGACCCAGAGGTGGACCCTGTGTGGTCCATGATGGTCCGCACCACTTCGTTTGCCAACGCCAGCTGGCTAGGGTCCGGAGGTGTAGAGCCAGTACCGACGACTGCATAGCGCGTCAAGAGGGTTATGCCGTGGACGGCCATGAGCTCATAGGCATTGTTGAGCACGATGTTGTGCTGCTCCGCCTCCATGTCCACCACCCAGCGCTTGCGCCTGCCGCGCCCGCCAGGGCCGAAGCTGAGGTCCTCCTTGTAGCGCCCGATCTGCCAATGCAAGTGCTGAGGCTGGAGCCGCACGCCCGCTTGCGGTGGCGGCGGGAGAAGTGGGCGCACGCGCACCACCGAGACAACCGGGACAACCTTGCCAGCATCATCGGGCTTCCAGAGCTTGCTCATCTGACACCTCCTCATGCGGGTTCGTAGGCCCCTGTGGTGGGGGCGCTCAGAGTAGCCGTCCCTAGGACGTCGGGGCTCGTGTAGCCCGGTTGGGTAATAGTGTCCACGCGGACGACTACAAGGGCATAGCTGCCAGTAGTAGGGGCAGCAAGGCTGGCGGTGCCCAAGGCGTCCATCATGCCATCAGAGACCAGAACCACGGGTACATAGGCCCCCGCAGTGGGTGCGGCAAGTTGGGCCTGGCCCAAGGCATCCGCACCAAGATCTTGGACGATGACGATGGGAATGTATGCCCCCGTTGTAGGAGCGCTCAGTGTGGCTGTGCCCAGCAGGTCTACAACGCCGCCTTGCGTGATGACCACCGGAATGTAGGCACCTTCGGAGGGCGGGACCAACGCAGCTTGCCCAAGAGCGTGGTTCAAATACACCGGGTACAGCCCGGACCGTAGGACGTAGCCGGTGGTGTCTAGGGCGCTGACCAGGCTCCCCAAGAGCTCTATCTGGTAGGGCAAGGCGACCGCCTGGTCCAAGACCACGGGCTCCTGGAAGGTCTGGAGCACCTGGGCAGTAGCGTAGAGCTGCCTTTGTACCCGTTGGACCAGCGTTTTGCGGTCTGGGGTACGGTGCCAGACCAGGACGTCCGAGTCCGGGGGGAAGTAGCCCACCACGGCGTCGTTGAGGACTACCGGGTCGTGGCCGGGAAAGGGCCCCCGCATCACAAACTGCTGGATCACGGGATCCCACTGGCGGATCCATACTTCCCCCTGGCGCTCATAGACCACCACATGCCGGGCCGCCTGGTCGAAAGCCACGCCCATATGGGCGATTTCCTCCACGGGGTGGGGGAGCGGGGGCACCTCTACTTCTACCCACACCGCTGCCCCCGGCCCGCGGGGGTCGTTGAGGGGCCAGGGTCCTTCCCCAGGCACCTGGGCCTGGAAGAGCCGGAAGCGGCGCTCTGCCCTGTCCAGCACAGCTGCCCACGCGTAGCCGTATAGGGTGGTGTAGCTTCCATCCCCAGTGTCGCCCATGGCCCGTGGCCCCGCAGTTAGGCGCACTTCAGGGGCAAAGGTACTTCCACGCTTGTAGGTCTTAGCCCTAGCTCTCATTGCAACAAGAGTTGCACCACTGCAGGACCTTCCCCAGCGTCCGACACTTCCAGGACCTCCAACGCGAAGGACAGTTCCACCGCCGCCGCGGGCAGGAGGACGTATGGGCCTACCCGTTGGGGCCCGAAGGTCCACCACAATAGCGCCTTCGCGTCCCCAATATTCACAATGTGACCCCGGGTCGCAGGCTTACCCAGCAAGCCTGTAACGTCTATGCGCCGGGTTTCTGCTTCCACTTGCACTTGGGCCACCAGGGGCATCCGAGCTGGGTCGTGGCCTTGCAGGTCCCGCCGGGGCCTGCCGAACTCGTACTCCAAGGTGCGCTGGATCGCTCCCAACTGGTCCTTCAAGCAGGCCAAGTCGTCCCGCAAGCCCGTTAGGGCCTCCTGAACGCGCTGGGGGAGATTAGCCAAATCCTCTTGCTTCAAACCCAAGAGGTTGAACACGCGCCACCTCCTTTAGGTGCACTCTGGCCAGGGGCGCTCAAATTTTCAAGTGCGGGACGTACTACGAATGCCCCGATCAGGATGAGAGCCACGAGGTAAATGGTGAGGAGCCCTAACCCCACCCCTAGACCCTGTTTGTAGGCCTGCCAAAAGGTCTTCTCCTCCACCCCTCACTCCTTCTGAACGCCCAACAGGGCTCCTACTATGGCCAGAATGAGGGCCAGGCCAACCCAGACCAAAACGGCTCCCACGATGAAGCCAGCCCCGAACCGGACCCCATCTATTAGTTGCACTGTGCCACCTCCCATAACCGGATTGCTTGTGTCGTCAACACTTCGTTTCGCCTAGCCCAGTTTTTCTCCCCTATAACTGCATCCTCTGGTAACACCTCCACACCGGCACTGCGCAATAGAGAGACGGCCACAGAGAGGGACGGCTCTTTTGGTGTATCGGGGTTTATCACCCCCCAGAAGGTTGCGGGCAAGGGCAGTTCCGCTTTTCGCATACGTACGAGAATGTCTTCTACTTGCGATGCGACCTTACTATCCGGCGCAAAATAGTCGGAGTTCCTATTAAGCCATGCCACTTGACGAACAGGCCCCCACAGGAACTCACTTACTAGTTCATCCGCACGCTCTTTATATTCGCTAATAAACTCTATGCGGTCAAAGTTAGCCAAATCGCTAAGGGTGCTTGCGTAAAGTTCACAAAACACTGCCGAGGTTTTACAACGGGCGTATGCATCCTCCAAAATCCTCAGGGCCTTATCTCTCCCACCACGACTTTTCCAGCAATGCCCTAAGATGCGCTGCTTTAGAGCAGAGTACCACTCAGGGCCATGGCGCTGAGTCATGGGTTGGCCTGGGTTTTGGTATCGCGGATCATCTGTTTGCGTGGGCGTTGTCGGTTGTAAAGGCGTTTGGTTGTTTATGGAAGGTGTGGTTGGTGTCGAAGGCGCTTGGTTGTTTGCGGAAGAGGTCGCAGGATTGGTGGTAGTGGGCGTTCGGCTAAATACTCGTGCACTTACCACTGCCACAAGTACCGCCATCGCTCCACCAAAAACTAGCCAACCCTTCATTTGCCACCTCCCGCTTTCTGCTCCATGCCCATGGCCCGAACACGGGCCAGGGCGGCCTCAATCTGCCGCTGGGCGATATCCCGCGACAGACCCGGGGCCAACGTTTGCAAGATTTGGATGGCCTCCTCCAGCTTCTGGCTAGCCCGCTCAGCCGGCGGTAGCTCACTCCGCCGGTACTTTTCTTCCACCGCCAGCACCGCCTGCTCAGCCAGCTTGGGAACCCGCTCGGAGAGCCAACGCTCGTAGTTGCCGGCGATCATGCGGATGATGCCTGCCAGAATCGGCCCAACCACCGGAATCCCGGCCACCAGACGCACCAGGAGCCCGGCCACGAGAGCGATGACCCCCACGGCTAGCAGGGCTTGCACCAGCCAAATCATCCACAGGTCCTTGGGCGGGATCAGGTCCAAGGGACTCATGCCATCACCCCCCAGGGCTTGCTAGCTACCCCCCCACGGCTACGGCAGTCGCACGGGGTGGGGGCCCAGGATCCATCCCCACACTGGGTCATCACCTGAGGGCACATGACCAGATCCCCGGGAAGCGGACTAGGGGAAGGGGAAGGCAGTTTCCCGACCCTGGGAAGCGGACTAGGGGGGACCGAAGGGGAAGGCAGTTTGACTTGGCTCCCGACCCCGGCTACGCCTCCCCTTGAAGCGCAATCGCATGGGGTCGGAACCACCGAGCCGTCCTTACAAGTGGCCATCACCTGGGGGCAGAGCACGCCCTGTGATGGCGATGGGGCTTGCACTGGCGGTTGGCTCTTAGCCGAACGCCTGGCTAGCCACGATCCGGCCACCCATCCTCCAAGAACAGCCGCCAGGATAAAGAGTCCCTGCATCCTCACCCCCACAGCCCGTTGCCGGCATAGCTAGGGTTGAACCAGCCACACAGGCTAGGAGCCACCCGGCACAGGGCCCCAGGATCCAGGACCCCTAGGCCAAAGGGGCTGGGGGCCTGATCCACCACATAGGGCGGAGAGCCACCCGGAACCTCCGAAGGGGGCTGCTCAGGAATCTGACTCGGAGCCGGCTCCTGAGCCCGCCCTTTGGCCAGGGAGTAGGCCAAATACGCCGCAATCCCGCCCCCTAACAGCATCAATAGCAGTGTCCGGCTATCCATCACGCTTCCTCCTCCTTCCGAAGGCGAACGCCGTGCCGAAAGGTGATGGCTTCCGCCGCGTTCACCAAGCGCGCCAGCAGGTTATTGGACTTCTGCTGAGCCTCTTCCAGGCGGGACATCCTGGCTCGGATTTCGGCCACATCCACGAACACGAGGCGCAAGAAGGCCAAGAAGGCCACGACCGCCACGCCCGAGTCCAGTACGTCCTTCCACTCCATCAGCACACCACCCCTTCGCTCGCGAGTTGCGTCAGTTGCTTACGCAAAGCCTCTATCTGGGTTTCGTAGGTGGCCAATTCATCCTTCAGTTTCTTGTATTCTTGAGCCGCGGCATCCACGGCTCGAGAATCATCGAAGTTGAAGAGGTTGCCAGGCCTGGACCCCTCGCCTTTTACGTACTTCATGCAGGCGTCGTAGTTTCCGCCCAGGGCAGGGGAGCAGATTTCCCAGAAGCACGCCTCCCGCTTGGCGTAGCTCCAGCAGTTAACATCCGCACTGGACCCCTTTGCCACCAGATCGTTCAGCTTCTTTCGCACATCATCGGCCAACGACTGAAGCTTTTGGAGATTTGCTTTGGTTTCAGAGCAAAGCTGCCCCTTGGTCACTGTAGGAGTTGGCGGGGGAGTCGTTGTTGGCGGGGGAGTCGTTGGCGGAAGAGTCTGAGGGGGTGGATAGTAAGGTGGAGCTACAGGAGGTTGAGGAGTAGGGGCAGGTGCGGGCAAAGCTGGTTGCCGGGAAGGGGGCAAAGCTGGTTGCTGGGAAGGGGGCAATGCCGGCTGCCCAGGGGGATACGGAACCTGCTGCCCTGGCGCGTAGGCCACCCGCTGGCGATTAGGATCCAACACCCTCCAGGCAATAAGGCCCCCGATGCCAACTGCCCCGATAGCCGCGATGCCTAAAAGGGTATCGCTGTTCATGCTGCTCTCCAGATGAATGCCGCCACCACGACGGCTGCCCCAAGGGTTAAGGCGGCCACCATGATGGCCTGGGCCTGGCGGGCTTTAGCCGCGGCTTCCAACATGGCCCGTTCCTGAGCCAGTTTCGCGGCTTCCAGCTGGGCCTGGGCCATCTGTTGTTGGGACTCCAGGGCCATACGCTCCTGATCCGTAAAGATCCAGTCATCTAACAGATTGCCGATTGCACCGGCACCAGCTGCAATGCCCGCCAGGATCTCCATATGCTTACTCCCTCAAGAGCAGGACCAACACGACCACGACAGCTCCCCCCGCCAGCAGCCAGGCCCAGATGGGGACGCGCGGCTGAGTTTCAATGCCGGCCTGACGTGCTTTCTCCATCTCGGCCAGATACTGGAGCCGCTGAAGCTCAGCCTGGGCCCTTTCCTGCTCGGTGAAGATGTAGGGATCGAGCACTGAAGATAACTGGCCTGCCCCTACAAGGAGCTGCTGCCAGAGGGGGAGGTCATTTCCCCCTAGAGGGAAGGGATTCGCCGTGGGGGAAGAGGCGTTGAAGGAATTGGCAATGCTGAAGTCGTAGCTGCCGCCCATAACGCCCCCCTTACAGGCCGCCCCTAGCCTCGATCTCCGCCAACCTCACGAGACGGCCCTTATCCACCACCTCAATCCGCCGAGCCAGGGCCGCGATCTGGATGTAGTGCCCGGCCCGCTCGTTCCAGACGATGGGGGTGTTCTGGGTGAAGACCTCCAGCACCAGGCGGGTGCCGGGCACCAGCTCCACCTGCTGGGGCCAGGCGATCATGGTTTCCAGGTTGTTCTGGTCGATGGCGTGCATTGTGGCAAAGGACTGGTTGAACGCCGTGGCCACGCTGTCGTCCACCCCGCCCCCGTCCCGGGCCACCCGGAGGCGGAACTGGCCATCCCCGTGCACGTAGTAGACCTCAATGCCCTGAGGATCAGTGACCCCGGCGGGCTCCTGGATGGTCACGTCTCCCGTGTTGTAGTTAACGCTCACGATCGGGATTGCCTGCCATACCCCGCCCACTTTGGCCCAAGCGGCGATCTCTGGATGGTACACGCTGGGCAAGGTGGGCTTCCCTTGAGGAGTTTGCACGAGACCAGGCAGGTTGACCGTGCGGTTGGCGGCAGAAGCCAGGTTCTGGCCTGCAAAGACCTTCTGCCCTTTGATGTAAATCCGCAAACGGCGCTCCTGGGCCAGGATGCGGAAGTGGGCAGTCTCCGGGGTGCGCATTTGGGCCACAGGGAAGTATTCGTTGGCCCGGTAGGCCAGACCCGTGGCCTCAAAATCCTCGTTGTCGATCCAGGTGAAGCCCCAGACCCCCACCTGCACCGCCGCCGGGGGAGGCGGGGGAGGGGCCACCGGGGCCTGGGCGGGTTGCACCTGGGGCACGTCCCCCCGGAAGACGTCCAGCCCCCGCCCGAAGGCCTGGCCCACGCCCCGACGGATCCGTTCAAGTAAGCTCATGACACCTCCTCAAAGGGTGGGGTTGGAGTTGTCCACG